CCCAGCGAGCGTTTCGCGGCTGTCTGCGCGGCCATGTCCAGTGCTGGTTGCGGGCGGTGGACGATGCGGGGTATGTCCTCGTCGCCGCCGTCCAGGCACGCGCATACGCCGTCGTAGAACGCGCCCGTCCACCCGGCGACCTCGCGGCCTGCGCACTCGATGACCTCGACGCCCTCGATGGTCGCGAGGATCTCGGCGATGGACGAGACCGGCGCGCCACGGCCTTGAAGCGCGACACGCAGCGGCGCGTCCGGATTAGCGCGCTGCAACAGCCAATCGCGCACCCAGCCAACGCCCTTTTGCCGCGCAATCACCTCGACGTGCGCGTCGCGGTCTGCGCGCCAACCGGCAGCGGCGATGGACGAAACCTCGCGGTCGCCCGAGATGTCGATGCCGTAGGCGATTGGCGAATCCGGCGCGATGGTCGATGACGAATCCAACCCGGATTCCCACGCACCTTCGGGAAACGGCGGCTCAGCCTTCGCCTCGACCCATCTGCATAAGCATTCGGTCGCGAACACATCCGGCGGGTCGGTTCGATACGCGGATTTGAGCGCACGCATCGTGACGAATCCATAGCCCAGACTCGGATTGGCTTGGCGAACCGCCAACTCGAATCCGTCCGGGTCGGTAATGTCCAAACACGGGTCAGCTGACCACTCGGCGATGAACACCGAATCGTCGTCCATGTCCATGTCTTCGGCGTCTTCCATGCCGCTATCCGCGCAGATGCCGTCAGGGTCGCCCAGCGCGGCGTGGCCGATTGCGCGCAGATGGTTCAGCACGACGGACGAGCCGTCGCCGGCGTTCGTCACCGCCCACAATTGCGCATTAGGCCGCGCCATCATCGTCTTGCTGATTGCGGCCCAGCCTTCCCACGTCTGCTGCTCGCGCAACTCGTCCATGATGATGAGGTCGGAACGCTTGCCGCGCGCGCCCTTGCGCGATGACGCCGCGATTTTGTACTTCCCGCCGGTGTCCAGCTCGAACGACTTGCCACCATTCGACCGTCTCACACGCGCAATCCGCGCTTTCATCTCGGCGTTGCCCTCGGCGTGGGCGATGGCCTCCTCCCACACCTCCTCGGCGGTCTCGATGTTCTGGGCGGTGCCTAACACGAGGTCGATACCGAGCACGTACAGGCAGAAGTCCGCCATCAGCGCGAGGAAGTACGATTTGCCCTGCTGGCGCGCGATAATCGCCAATATCACGCGGAACCGGAACCGCCACCCGGTGTCCAAATCGCCGATTATCTCCATCGCGTGGATCGCGAGCCATCGCTGCCACGGGACCAGCTCGATACCGAGCATCTCGCGGCAGAAGTCCGCGAACAGAAACCCCAGCGACGTCTCAGGCGTCAGCTCGCGCAGCGGCTTCGTGAAGATGCGCGGTGCAGTGCAGCCGGTTATCTTCGTCATTGTGTGACCTTCTTGTTGATGTGCGGGTTATTCGTCTCCGACCGCCAACTTGCGGCCCTTGACGACCTGGAATCGCTCAAGCGTCGATTTGGCCTCCGGTTTCGCCGGTGCCGCGCTCATGAGCGAGTTGAGCTGCGAAAGCGCCTTGCAGAACGAACTCAACAGCGCGTTGTATTCCTTGAACGCCGGATTCGCACGGATGCCGGTCTGCCCGCCGCCGTTGTCGTACGGGATAACGACGGCCTGATTCGCGAGCCCGGCGCGCGTCTCGTCCAGCTTCTGCTCGATAAAGAGCAGCTCGCCGGCCAGTTTCGCGGCGTGCGGGCGCAGCTCGTCTCGCACGGTCGCCGTGATGGCGTCGATATCGTCCATGCCTGCCTCCGTTCAGCTCGAATCGCGGCCACCGCACCTAATTCATACCGTTAGGGTGGGAATTACTACGCCGGCCCCTCCGGGGGTCTTCCCTCGAAAACCCCAAGATTTCGACACCCCTACCCCTGATGGCGCTCAGAGGCCGCACAATCGCGCGTGACGGGCGTTTGGTTGTGTTCGGTGTAGTTGGCCGCTTGAACGCATACGGCCTTTAAATCGCGTTTAAATCGTCCACAGCTTTTTTACCACTCCCGCGACGGCTCGCCGAGGTCGGAGTCAACGACGCGATCCTGCCGCGCGCGGTTGCACGATCGATGCGACGGAGCGATGTTCCACATGGCCAACGCGAGGTCCGGCCGCTTCGAGCGCGGGATGACGTGGTCTGGCTCCCATGCGTCAGGCGTGGACGATGGGCGGAGTGAGTAGTCAATCGGCTGCTTGCAGATATGGCAGCGCGCGCGCATGCGGTCGTGGACGTCGCTTGAACGCGAGTTTGCGATATCGCGCTTCCAGCAGCGATTGCGGACGGCTCGACCGGCCGGCGTATTCCACAGGTCCACCGGTTTCACATCGCGCATCGCTCATGCCCCCGCATAACGAGAAAGCCCGACGATTACGCCGGGCCTTCCTCGATACTTATTCCAATTTAGCATTATAGGGCGTTTGGTGTATTCCGTCAAGGAATATCAACCGGTCGGTCTAAGGTCGAGCTTAAAGCGACCTATTCGCGCGTGCGGGCGGCTCGCGGTGCGCGTCCAACCACGCGAGGCACTTGGCGGCTAGGTGCTGTGCCCATCCGCGCGTGCATTCCAGGCGGACGGCAGCGGCCGAATACGGCAGCGCTTCGAGGTAATGGAGCTGGACCGCGTATGCGGGCGATTCGCCCAGTGCGCGGGATGCGCCGTCATCGCCGAACAGCAGGTCGGTCGCATCATCGAGGATGCTTCGCACATACGCGTCCTCTTCGGCGAATACAGCTTCAGCAGCCACGATCGAAAGCATCCCGTCGCCAGTGCCGCCACCCGGCACGCCGTCATAACGCACAGCCCCGCCCTCGACGCTCGCGCGCATCCGCTCGACGCGCTCCCGCATGTACTCGCGGTGGATGACGACGTTTCGCGCGGTCTCGAACCACTCACGCGCCCACATGCGCCCACCTCTCGCAGACTTCGCGCTCGCAGCCCGCCTCGGCGGCTAGGCGCTGAACCGGAAGGTACGTCTCACGGCTCGCGTCCCGCGCGTGGCACTTGACGAACGTCGTCGAGTCCCGCATCGTCCCACCGCAATGCGCGCACTCGTAGCAGATGTGGTAGCGGCTCATAGCTCCGCCCGCCCGCACGCATCGCAGCATTCGCGGGCCGGTGCGGATGCGAGCTTGATGCTGTCCTCGTTGATGGTCATGACTTCATCTCCTCGACGCAATCCATCACGCTATTAAAGCAGCGGTCGCACAGGTAGTAATCATCGTCGTACGCGATATGCGAAAGCCCCTCGTCTGTTGCGACGTGTGCAATCGGTATGCTCCACATCCTGAAAACGGTCAAGCCATCGGTGTCGCCGATGACCTCGCCGCATATGTCGCAGATAATCTTGGCGCTCATTCGTCCACCTTCTTCTCTCCCCACGCGCAAAAGCCGTCATCGCGCACCCACTCACACGCCCAGTGCGCGCACCAGCTCGGTTCGCCGTCGCCATCCTCGTCTATAGTCGATTCGAAGTAATGCTCGCAGTCCCTGCACCGCACGATGCGCTCGCGCACTGGGAGCCACTTCTCATGTTCGTATCCGTTCTTGGTGATACTTTTTAGGACGGTGTTGTTAGGTTCAGCGCCATCAACGATGTACTCGCTCATTCGCTCACCACCTTCACAGCCCGTTCGTGCAAACGGTGTTGGCGTTGAATGTTGGATCTATGCCAGTCCACGTGCCTCTCGGAGTGCCATTAATTGGAACCGTAATACTAGGCCACGTTATATTCGGCCTGCTCCTATACTCGGTCATGGCGTCGAGGATTACCTCCCGCAATGACTGACGCGCCTTATTGTCACCGCCGCTGCACTCCATGTTGACGTAGGCTTCGAGGATATTCTCGGCCTGTTCCTTGTTCATTCGCCCGCCTCCATCAGCTCGTCTAGCTTCGCCTTGATTTCATACGCCCTCGACTCATTGCGCCTCATGCTCACGGGATACCCGCTCGGAATTCCGAACTCATAGCCGAACGGGCAATCCTCGCCGAGCCTGACGGCCTTGTTCGGCTCGCCGCCCTGCTTGCGGCAGAACGGGTGGTTGCCGTCGTTCCCGTCCGTGTCGAAGTGCTTGCAGGCCTCACAGAGGTAGTCGCCCCATCCGAGTATCGCCATCACGCATCACCCCTCAGCCATTCGAGCAGCGCGTCTCGGTCGTTGCGTGCGCCCGATTGGCACAGCGAGTAGACTGCGCACTCATCGCATTCAAGGTCGAATCCCAGGCTGCATGCTTGCAAGTCTGCCAGCGTCCGCGCCGCCCTCTCGGGCGTGCCGAGCAGCCTCTCGTAGTTGCTACTCCGTTTTGCTCCGTTTTGCTCCGTCATTCGCTCACCACCAACTTCCACATATCAACCTCCGATTACCTTCGCGCCGCAAATAGGGCAATATCTCGGATAGTCATAGATATGGTTTGTGCAGAGCGTATTAAGACCGGATACATCGAACAGGCTCAGGACACATCCGCACTCGGAGCAGTTAAACACCTGCATGCCTGCCTCGTCGCAACCTCCCAAGTCGCGGCACGTTCGCTCGGCTCGTGTGTTCCATGCGTCGATAGCTTCGGCTTCGGTGCCTCCGTATGCATGTGCCATATGAGTGAACCCATCTAGCACGTTCTGGTCGGAGCTGCACGATACAATCCATCCGTCGGTGGTTTCGTGCGTCCACGCTTCGCAGCCGCAGAACGGGCACGGTTTCAAGGTCGTGTTAGTCATCGCTAGTCGCCTCCTCGCGCAGTCGTCCAATCTCTTGCACGGCCATGTGGTACATATCCTCCGCACTCTCCCACGCCTTTACCGCAGCGTCTTCGATGCGCCCACTCCGCGTTAACGCGATAATCCGGTCAGTGAAACGATCGATGCTGTCGATGTTGGCTTTCATCACTTCGAGCACATCCGGCGGATTGGACGCTTGCGCCGGTACCCACGGCGGCAGAATGCGTCCGTCACTCATCGTCCACTCCGTTCATAATCGCCTCGGCCCTGTTCACGGTCTCACGCGCGATATCCTCAAAGGCCGCTTCCTCGAAATCGCTGCGTGTCGGAAACACATCGCGCCATCCGTCGTCCAACTCGCCGAACTCGCCCAGGTACTCACCGAGCATCGTCACGAGGATCAGCGCGCCCGGTCCGTTCGCGCCGGGAAACTCCTTGATGACGAACTCACCGGCAATCGCTGACAGAGCGAGCGCGGCCGCTGTCTTGTCCATGCCGTCCAATCCCCTGTACGTGTCTCTGATGAACTTGTCGTACTTGCGCTTGTTGTAGTTGTCCATGTCTAGGCTTCCTCTCTGGCTGCGCGGTTTCTCGTCATCGCGCCATTCCTTTCATCCTCATGGTCGCGGCGAACTTCGCCGACTTCATCCTTGCGACGGCGCGCGCCACTTCGTGGCTGGCCGCATCGTGGAACGGGATGTGGTTGCGCGCTATCACCGCGTGCTCGCTCCTCGTCTCGATCGCGAGGTTGGCGGGGTCGAAGTTCGTCCTGTCACCGTCCAGGAAGGCGACTATGCAGCCCTCTGGCACTGGACGCCCGTTGGTCTGCTCCCACACCATGCGGTGCTTGCACACCCAGTTGTCGTGCGCGCTCTTAGGGTCGGTCTTGCGCATCGCGACCTTCACCCACACGTAGCCATCCTTGTCCACGCGCTCCGTGCCGATGGGCTGATAGGCGTTCTTGGGCAGGTTGCCCTTCTTGTACTGCGTGGCGCGCATCCTAGCCTGCGTCTCGGCGCTGATGCCCTGCTCGTCCCACGTCTTGCCCTTGTTCACGGGCACTTGCCCCTTCTCGAAGCGTCCGCCCATGGTGCCGCTCTTCACGCCCAGGCGCGTCTTGGCGTTGCCTATCTGCGCCCCCGTGAGGGGTACGCCGAACACGCGCTCGTGCTCCGCGCTTATCTCGCGCTCGGTGTGGCCGGGGACGAATGCGACGAACCACGCATCGCGCTCGGGTGTCCACTTAATCCTTGTCATCGCGCGCCTCCTGCCTGCCGGCTACAAGTGTGCGAATCTCCTTCGGTGCCTGGCGCATATCGGTCGTGGCCTTCAGCATGATGCGCGCGTTGTTCACGATCTGCGCGCTGATGCCCTCCATGGCGTCCGCGCGTTTGACCTCCTCGTTGAGCTCGTCTGCCGTCAGCTCGGGGTCGTTGAGCCTATCGATTTGCTCAAAAAGAATGCGGTGCAGGCTCATGAGGGAAACGTCCGTGCTCATCTCATGCCTCCTTCCAGTCGCCACAATCCGAATCTTCGGCCATGTATCCGTGGCTTGGCAGACGTCCAGTGTCGTAGTTGTTGCACACGCCCCATCCGCAGCGATTGCACGGACAAGGCTCGAACCAATAGCACGTCGCACAGATGCGCGGCTCGCTCTCAGGCGGGTCTGTCGGCAAATCCGGCACAACGCGATACGCGGTCGTGCGCTTAATTGTCCACTCGCTACCACGCATGCTTCCCCCACCGCCTTTCGGCTTCGCGTCGCTCGATGCGTGCGATTCTGTCGTGCAGTTCGCTTATCCGTGCGGATTGCCAGACGATAATCGCGACGATGGCGACCATAATCGCGAGCTCGACCAAATCAGCCGTCATCCAATCAACCATCAATCCTCCCATCTGCGGCGTGTGCGCCTGACCGTCTCTCCGGCCGCCTCGCGCGCAGCTCGCTTCTGCCTCCACTCGCGCACCGCCTTGTCGTGACGGCACGCTTTGCACATGCTGTCGTGCCCGTCCTTGTATCGGCTGTTCCGCGCGAACTCGCTTATCGGCTTCTTCTCGCGGCATATGCGGCACCATTTGAGGCGTTCGGGTTTGCGCGGGTGTTCGTCCACGGCGTTATCCGGCTTATCCGCACGCGCCTCAATCGCCCGCAAGTGCTCCAAAGTCGAGCACGTCTCGTCCATGCAGTACGCAGCGCGGTAGCACGTGTCGCGCAGCTCGCATCGCGCGTGGGTGTGCAACACGGCGATCTCGTCGGCCTGTCCGCTGGTCACGCTCATGCGCTCATCCCAAACTCGTCCTCGTAGCCGTCGAGCAGCTCGATGCTATCGACCGTCCAGTCGTAGTACGCGCCGTCCATGCTCATCGGGATTCCGAGACGCCACGACGCCCGCGACACGGCCTGCCGCCTGGACACCGCCATCGTCTCGGCGTCCATGACTCTGTAGCCGTCCGAGAAAACCACGCGGTATCGGTTCTTGAGTCTCATATCGGCCTCCTAGCTATCAGGTGCGCCCTGCAACGGTTTCTCGCGCGTGCGCGTACCTGTATCTTTTTCTCTCTCTCTTTATCTTTTGATGGTGATATGAAATCGTTACATCGTTACAATCGTTGCAATCACCCATCTACCTGCGGTTATGCTGTAACGATTTGCAACGGTTGCGCACAATCGCCACAACACCCGAAAAAATCCGAATCGTTGCAAACCGTTATTTCGACTTGTCTTTGAACACCTTCACCGCCTTTTTGGTGAACTCGTCGCGCCCTGTCACCGATTCGAGCCCGTAAAGCGTGCAGATCGTGCGAGTGAACCGCTTGCGTGAGTACGCGTTCGCGTTGGCGTCCTCGCACCAAAGGCAGTACCTGTAGTACCTCTCAGGGACTTGTGCGCCTATGAGCGCGGCCTTGTCGATTGAGTTGTCCGCGAGCCACTCTGCGACGCTGTTGTTGTCCTCGCGGATGATTCGCAGGATTTCCGCGCTCTTTGCGTTCGGCGTCATGTGGTTGTTCTCGACGATCCTCTTCGCGCCGATGACGGCCAGCAGGCAGAATTCGCTCATGACCTCCGGCGTTGTCAGCTTGTCAACGATGTTTGGGTCGTAATCCTTATCGGTCGGCCTGAACTTCGCATTGAACGGAATCGGATGGAACCGGCGCATCATGCCCTGCGACGTGTCGCCCAACCTCGGAAACTCGTTCGCGCTGAACACCATCGTCGCGTACGGGACGAAATCGAAACCGCGCGCGCCTTTGACGTCCGTGTGGATTAGGTTTCCGGTCGCCACCTTCTTGATCTGCGCGCACGCGTCCGAGTCAAGAAAGTTGTTCGCGATATCATCACCGAGGTTCGCGAGTTTGCTGACGAGCATCTCCGCCTGGAACCTGCGGCCAATCTCCGACGGCTGCAACGCCGACATGTTCTCAGCACCCACAAGTTCCCTGATGATGGCGATAAACGTGCTCTTGCCGTTCGACCCCTCGCCCAACAACACTGGACAAATGCCGTACGCGGCCGTCGCCATGATGCACAGCCCGAGCACCTCGATGAGATTCTCGTATGTCGCATCGTCGCCGTTTGCCAGGCGTTTGAGGAACGCGTTCGCCTTGCCGTTAATGTCGGCGTTTGGGTCGTATGCGTGCGGTATCTGGTTCGTGATGACGTCATCGTCGCTGTAGTCGCGCAGCTTGCCCGTGGTAACGTCCACGGCTCCATTGGTGAAGCCTATGAGCGTGTGCGGCGACCTCTTGCGCCTCGGCATCTTCACGGCCAGCCACTCGCGGCACTCTCGACGCTTGCCCGATGTGATTTCCGGGCTTATGTCCAGCAATGCGCGGTCAACGGCCATCCAGCCCGTCGCGTACGTGCCTCCTTCGCGAGCTGCCGGAAAACCGTCGATGTAGCAGACGCCGCGCTCTGCGATGGCGCGCTTGCTGATGACTGTGTGACTGGACGCCCGTGCGCCGCCCTGAGCGGCCTTCTGCGCCTCTTGCGCGCGGACCTCGTCTGAATGGCCGGCCGGCAGCTTGGCGACGCTGTTGGCGATTGTCTTGACCTCGGACTCTTCCAGCGGTGGCACGCACGCCTCGCGGTTGTATGTCAGCAGCGCGGCGTATATCGCGTTTCCGGTGAGACCGGCGGAACGCATCGAGCACGCCTTTGAGTACAGCGCGGCGTTTCGCCCGCCCTCGGCGATCTTGTCGCCGTCCTTCGCGGGCTCGCGGCGTGTATGCGTCTGCTCGGTCGGCTCGTCATCGTCTTGGACTGCCTTAATGAGCGCGTACACGTTCGCATCCGCGTCGGCAATCCCCACGTCGTCCGGGTCTTCGTCCCAGTAGTACGTGGTGCCGTTCGGGTGGACGCTCGGCGGCATCATGACATACGACCCATCGCCGCGCACATCGATGTGCAAATCCTCGTTGACGCTCGCGGACACGGCCTTGCTCACCCGGTAGTACAGATGGACGCCACCGCGCCCGGTGACTGCGCGGGCGGTCTCTGGAAGACGTCCGTGGTCATGCTCCCACTCCGCCAGCCAATCGGTGGAGTCATAGCCTTTGCCATCGTCCTTGTCGAAGTCTAGGCACACGATGCCGCTACCCATGCGCCCGCCAATGTTGGCACCTGGGTTTGCACTCCACATCGCATCCACGCG